GGGTCACCATTGGGGTGACAGCCCCCTTAGATCAGAAGCGATCGTGGTGATTCGCTGAGGTTGTCTGTGTGGGGATGCCAAGCCCCCTTAATGTTAGATCAATCATACACCTCCTACTCTGAGATTCTCCTAACTCTGGGAGTTAGTTTCTAAGTTTACCTCTATTTAAGGAAAATGAGGCCGAGAAGGAAACTCGTTAAGAAACCTTAGAGGTTGGTAGTCCTCAATAGATTAAAATTGCCACCCCTTATTATTTGTTTTCATATTGTTTTGGGTTAATGGTCAACCAAAAAACCACGTAAAATAAAATACTATCAAGTGAGTAGAAATAATAGAAATAGAAAAAGAAAGTCAGGACTTGTTCAAGAGTTAGAATAGGTTTGACCTGGTTCTTCGCATACTAGCAATTGTCGCACCACCTCTCCGCTCCTATTGGACGACGTGTAAAGGTAAGACATGGTAGATTACAGCGTCAGTTGGCGCCGAGGATCGCCTGGCAATGCAAGACCTAACTTATTGGCAGGTTTTGAGGGTGTAAACTCACCTAGGATGTACCCCGCTACCGAAGAATCGCGGGGGTATGCCCACCAGGGGGCAGAAAAATATACCTGATCAAAAACCAGAATGCACAAAATCCGAATTACGAACGAAAGCTTCGTGCCGCCATCAATCACTGATGTGGCGGCCTTTTACACCAATGAAAGAATGATGAAGCAATACCGCCTTGAAGGACACTTGTTCGATGTTGAGCGGGTAGTTTCAACAGCGAGGGCGAAGACTCCTTCGTTTTGGACGCGGAGTTTCTCTGATAGGGCCAAGGAATTTGAGCTAACAGCTCAATATCACGAAAACGCCCAAAGGGTGAGAAAGTTTGAATATGGGGAATTTTATTCCCAACGTGGTATGAAGAAGGCGCGGGCACGTAAGACAAAATACGAGCTCCAAAATTTGGATTTTGATCCGATGATTATGCTTACAGAGCACACTGATCCAGCCATTGTTTCGTTTATCGAAGATGTGGCTTTATTGTGTATCCAACTGTTGCGCGCTAAGGGGAACTGCGATCGCGTTTTAGCGTTGTCGGTTTTTATAAAACTTCGAACAGGAACCCCTTTGCTGTATGGAGTCACGAGAATTTTGTCTGATGTATTGCATGACGTGTTCAATCATCAGGTTCAGGCTGATGAGGAGACGCTTCTTGAGGCCGTAACTGACCTGCGGAGTTTGTTGAAGAATTGGGAAGCTATTAAGGATAGCAGCATTGTACAACAGATCATGCGGGTGTACAAGTACGCAGTCGCACTTGGTGTCTTCTCTCTTGTGGGAATTCCCATTGATGAGAAGGTGGCTATTTTGTGCAAGAAGGAAGTGGCTTCCCCTTTGATGGGATTAAACTTCTTAACGACATTACTTGATACTACTGCTATGTTTCTTCAGCGTACATTGCTTTACCGTAAGTCTGGATCGTGGGAGACCTTCATGCATGGTCCCACTGACTTTGGCAAGTGGTTCGATGCGTGCCAGAAGCTGAAGCGAGAGTATCAGTTCCGTGGTGATCTAGAGTCGCAAGGTACCAGTTACCATCAATTCATGGCTGACTTAACCCACTGCCTAGAGGAAGGCACTTCGATCCTCAAGTATGGTATAAAAGCGTCAGGATTTGAGCTTACCAACATTAAGAGGATGATGAACGACTTGCTGCTTATGCGAGCCGAGATCGGGACCTTCCGTGAGGCTCAAAAGTCGCGGCGTCCACCTTTTGCTCTACTCGTTCACGGAAAAACGTGTGTGGGCAAATCGACGTTCACCAGTATGCTATTTCAGTATGCAGGAAAAGTACTTGGATTACCCACGGAAGACGAATTCAAGTACACGCGCAATACCTGCGATGATTTCTGGTCGGGTTGGGATTCTATGAAGTGGTTTCTTCTCCTTGACGATATCGCTTTCACCCATCCTGACGGTAAAATTGCGGACAATTCATTAAGTGAGGTGATCCAGATTATGAACGATGTTCCGTTGGTACCTAATCAAGCAAGCTTGGAGGATAAGGGGAAGAACCCAGTCCGCGCACGTATGTGCGTAGCGACGACAAACACGAAGCATTTAAATGCTTTTGCGTATTTCTCGTGTCCGATAGCGGTTCAACGCCGTTTTCCGTTTGTACTTACTGTGTCCCCACAGCCACGCTACGCGAGGGATGATGATCCAGAAATGATTGACCCCGCAAAACTTCCACCCATCATTGATGATTGGCCCGATTTTTGGGTCATTAATGTGGAGCGGGTGGTAGCAAACGGTACGCAGGCTAGGTACGAGACGGTGCATACATTTACCACGACCCGCCCATTTTTGCAGTGGCTGGCTCAGACCATTATGGCATTTGAGAGCATCCAGTCGCGGGCGAGAGCTGGTGTTGAGGCGATGCAGCAAATTAAGGTGTGTCGTCTATGTTATGACAACGCAAACTTTTGTCGATGCGGGCTGGATAGCCCCACCGTGCAGGCTGCTGAAGTTCGCTTACCAAGTGGAGTGGAACTCGGTCAATCTTTTGAGACAATTGAAACACATGGCAGCGAATGCACGCGCACTACATATGAATACAGTGTTGATGGCAACACGAATTATGTTGGAATTACTTCTGTGGAAGTCAACGGAAGGCGCGTTCGAGCTTATGCAACACCCGTGGTGGTGGTGCCCAATGCCAGTATACAGAGTTCTACTGATGAAGATTCAGATCGCATTGCTATGGCTGATGTAGTGGCTGAAATCGTTCGACAGCAGCGAGGTGCTGAGCCCACAAAGCTTGCGCGCTGTGTTCATTGGACTATCGAGAAGTATCTTGCGTTGTATATGCGTTCCAGGCTGGTGCGATCTACGACGCATTATGTCATGGAATGGTCTTTGTGTAGGCGATTCGTTTTGTGGGGTTTTCAGCGTTACACTGCCAACAACAATGCGTACTTCAAGTGGTTAGGTGACATTCTGCAATCGTGCTATATGTCTCGCCGCTGGAGGTACGTATTGTATGGTCTTGGGGCTGTATCTGCTGCACTCGTCACTTATGGAGTGTATAGTAGCATGTCTAAAGAAACTGAGGAAGTACAGGGTTTGAGAGCATCTGTACCTGATTCCGTTTTTCCAGTCACTGAGAAGCCGAATGTGTGGAAGAGGGATGACTACGAAACATCGTCCTTTGACAAAACACCGATTAACGACTCCTTCGCCAGTTTACCGCATGATCAGGTCATGAGGGTGGTGGAGAGAAACGTTGCCAGAATTAGGGCATCTGACGGTATTAAAGTTCGTGAAGGTAACGTGTTTAGCCCCTGTGGGCATTTGTGGGTTACAAATAACCACACATTGTCCACAACAGGCGATTTGGAGGTTACACTGTCGGTTATGCCGCATGTGCAGGGGGCATCGCCTAATGTCACAATGAAACTCCGACAAGAGGATATTCTTCGAATACCTGAACGCGATCTTGCTTTCTTTGAGGTGTTTAGCTGGGAAACAAGACGTGACCTCAGGGGGCTCATCAGAAAGCCAACGTTGAGAGGAGCATACACTGCAACTTATGTCACCCGTGATAAAGGTATATCCACTAAATTGACTCAAGTGAAGTGTGCATCACTCGTAAAGATGCATGTTCCGGAATTGAAGGCCGAACTTGAGATGTGGAGTGGAAGTGCAAGTCTTGCCACTACAGTGGGTGATTGTGGCTCACCGCTTGTGGCACATCAACCACTCGCAGTGATTCTCGGGATTCATACCCTCGGAAATCCGAGCGGTACAGTGTGGGCGGTCACACTTGACACTGAGGTTGTTGCCCATGCAATTGCCCATTTTGCCACACCTATCATACAGTGTGGTACCCCTGTCATAGATGCTCCATCTCGAGAAAAGAAGTTAGG